GTAGTAGCCGAGGCCACCAACTACGAGGAGGATTAATATTAGTTTCATACCCGTATATTTACTTAATTACAGCTACAGGCCACACGTATTCTAAATTATTAGGTACATCAGGCCATAAAGGGCTATAATGCTCCGGATACTTCCGTATTAAGTTTGATTTGTGACTGAGGTGTATGTCTTTATTATCAATCCATAAAGGAAACGTAGAACCCTTGTTAAAATGGTAATGAGCGGTAATTTTTCCAAAACAAGTATCTTTATAGCCTCGAGAAATCCATTCATTACAAATAGCTTGGCCGTACATTACTAATGCATTTTCATGACCACGCCACATTTCTCGGGCTGGATGATTTTTCCACCCTTTATAATCCGGTCTACTAAAAGAGTTAAGAAGCTGAAGAACCTCAACTCGCTGTTTACCGAGACGTCTATAATCTAAGCATCGAGCAGATTCTTTAAAATCTTGATATGGAAGAAAAGTTTGTATAATATATCGAAATTAAATAGTATAAATATTTTTATAATGGAAATACATCAGGGTTCATTTTGTGCAAACGCGTTTGCAGATCAAGTTTAGCTTGACCGTCATGTACGTCTCGAATCCAATTAACGTATTTATAGAGGTGTTGCTCGGCTTCTTTAAACGTATTAAATGCAAAGTATCCACACTCTGGTAATGAAACACTCGGGTAGCTAGTGTCTACAGATGCGCCCATGACTGCCTTAAACTTACCATCATCTAATCGACGGATAGTAAGATAACAATAACGATATTGACCGCGTTCCCATACCCCGTTTTTATCATTACCCAGCCATTTATTAGGCTGCTCAACGATCGGGAGTCTAGCGATGCTACGTTTCATACCAATATAGTATTGAACCACATTAAGCAGGTCAAGTAAAATCTACCCTATTAAATAATTTTAAGCAGGTACGGAGCCAAACGCTACTCTCTTGCCGCGGAACGTAGTGATAATCCAAGTAATATTAGTTGCGCCCGAAAGAGAGCGTAATGCTGGAATATTTGGATTTACATCTCGGCCGTTCTGAGTGAAGTACTCGGCATCTGCAACTAGATAATAAACTCCAGTGTAAATGTCAGCTCCATCGGTATAGAGAGCTTTCTGCTCGGTAGCAGTTAGCTCGTTGACGTTACCAATTAAGGTTATGTTCATATTTCAATCGTATTCAATTAAGTCCCAATCATTAAGTGATGAGAGGTTAGTATCAGGCATCTTGTGATGCTCGAAACATATATTTATATTTTCATCACACTGTTCTAGCCACTCTTTAAATTTTTCTGGTAAATCGCCTTTATACATCTTTAAAGTCGCAGATGGGATCCGATAATTACCATTATCTACTAAACCGAGCAAGGCGTACACAGCATCAATCTGTGCGCTTGTGTATTGTAATTGAAATGCTACGGACTTAAACGATATATCCATTATAGAAAAAAAGGACCTAGTATAGTTTTGTATACTAGGTCCTTTGATAGTTTAACGAGCTTGACGAACCTTAGCCCAGCGGCCCTTGACATCACGCACATTATAGAAGCGTGGCTCAAGAACTACTTGGCTAGTGCGATTAATGAAACCAAGCACATTGTACTTAGTTGCACTAAAACGACGACGAACAGCAGACATACGCTGTTCAACGCTTTCATCACCTAACGTGCGAGTTGTAATATCACGCACGATTGCATTTTCCATTATAGTATTCATATTTACCTGCATATTATAATAGAGGTTCTAATTATTTCTACTTGCTTTACTAAAATTACACATAAATATTTGCAATATCCCATAATCCAGCATGAATACTCTTTATATCGCTACTCTAGGTGTATACGATGAAAATACTACAGAACAGATTAATTTAAAGGAAATTGGTATACAGGCTAAAGATGAGTATGAGGCCCATAAAAAAGCAATGTTTAAATGCAACGCGCAAGATAACCAATTAGTAATAAGAATAATAGAGGCAAGTACCCGCGCTCTTAAGTTTGACTTTCAGAAGGGATTTAACCCTTAAAGGTCGTTATTCGGCTGAGGTAATGCCCGGTTAACTCGTGGCGATATAAGCGCGAGCATATTGTTCTGTAAAGCATAGATATTAGTTAATGCTCTATTAATAACCGTAGAGGTTACAAACTCGTTACTGTGTATGAAAAAGTTTTGATCTACACTAAAAGGTACTGCAAGATCAATACCACTTAACCCAACTACTGTAAAGCTTGACGCACCTCCATCAGTATTAATTAAATTGCCATTACGATCAAGATTGATATTGTATTTATATTTTATTGCTTTATAAAGTATTTCGTGATTTTGTAATAAACGCATTATACTCTTATTATAAACCCAATCCTGTATAAATTCATTTGGGTTAATATTAATACTTGAAAGTGGCAGAATTAAACTGTTTATTGAGTCTACATCAAACAAATCTAATGTTTCGGGTATGTCTACATATTTAAAGATACGTTTATCAGCGCATACATAAAAGTTAAGTCTATCATCAATATAACCAGTAGCAATATTTTCTGATGTTCCTAGGCTATTGCTAGACTTACTTGGGTTAGTTATTCGATTTAAAGCTGTGCCACTCGTAAGATACTTGTAGATGTTATCTTTAGTAATAAAATATAAAAACGCCCCGGTCGGATCAATTACCATTTTATTGATAACAGTATCTGATTTTATATTATAAGCCGCGTTTACATGCTCTAAATTATTAGGAACATTAAACGAATTAACTAACTCTCCTATAGGGTTAATTACAAACACCTTGTACGGGCTCCCAAAATAATAATTGTTAGGGGTCGGCACACTATTAGAAAGATCCGAATTAAAATTGTTGTTACCAAGCGCCTGTATTTTAAAATCTGTATACTTGGCACCAGAGGCAGCTAGATAAGTCACAGTGGGGGTTGCGCTATATGCAGCGCTTAGCATTACTGCACTAGTTAGCTGTACATAACTTTGGGCGCCAGATAAAAGACCATATAGTGCAAATGCTGATAATACATTAGTAGTATTGTCTTTAAGTCTTAACCCATCGTGGTCAAATATAACACGGTAAACTGTGGTATCCACGCTTACTACCCCAATAGCACTTAACGAAGTAATGATAGGTGGTACTGGAGCAAATGTTTTACCAAGTATATACACATTGTCGTCCGCTCTATTAATTTCAATACGTTCGGAGCTATAACCACTTAACGCGTCTACATATAATGTTTTAACCCAGCTCAACGCAGCATTATAAACTTTAACACAGCTATTAAGACTATCACAGACATAAACTAAATCATCATACGCTTTAATTTCAGTGGGGGTGTTAAAGCCTGTATTAAATGTACGGGTACCGGAAACGCCCCCTACTTGACTGATCGCGATTAGTTTAGAGGTAGAGGGGTTGTCAGGTACAATAGAAATTGATGCTCTATAAACGGTGTCAGTGTCTAATATATATAATTGATTATTAAGAACATCAATTGCGCTAATACAATTAAACGAAGGAATATTGCTACCGAGACTAGTTGCACTCAATACAAGTGTATGGCGCCAATCATTGGTACGTATTTGTATATGATCAGACGGTACGATACCTGATGAGCTAAATGCAATGTAATTATAATAATCCGGCGCTGAATTGTCAGTGAACTGATAAGATTTAAAGTCCTTTATATTACCATCTGCAATACCGACAGCGCTAATGTTATCAAACGTGTTTTCCCAATTTAACCCATCAATATTAGTTCTCCACGAGTACGCCGAGGTAAAGCTTACAAATGTTGTCATACTATCATTAACTAACTGAGCGGTCCATTCAATTAAAGAAAGTTCATTATTAAGTTTAAGTACTTGGGCAATATTACTAAGGTAATTAAAGTTATCGTTTAATTTACTAAACGAGCCATTAATTACATCGCTTACTGCCCATTCGTTAGAACCTACAAGCACATTATTTAAGCTATAAGGTAGTGTTGGTATTTGCGTGACTGGATCAAAATAATTATCAATATTATACGTCGGCAAGGTATTCTTTATATATAACCTGTTAGAGAGAGTGCGAGGTAGTACAGTAAATCCAGCAGTTGAATTAGCAATAACAGTGTAATAAGAATTCCCAGGAGCAGCAGAAAGATACGTGTATAGTAAAAAGTTTTCTTTGTCACCACTTGCTATATAAGATGATGATAATGCTCCATTTGCAGAATAAAATATATTATACCCGGTTACATTTTTACTAATTGGGTATATACTTTCAACCCAGATCGGAGATCCGGTTAAAGCTACAACCCAGGGAGTATAAATTGATAATTGAGCTGGTATTGGGGACGGAGCGGGGGTAGGGGTAACTGTAGGGGTAGGAGTAACAGTAGGAGTAACAGTAGGGGTAGGGGTAACAGTAGGGGTTGGAGCCGGGGATGTACCAGGGGTAGGAGTAACTGTTGGAGTGGGCGTCGGAGTAGGAGATACTCCGGGGATTAGTTTTCCAACCGGTGTAATGCTTTGCGCATAAGCCGGCATTGTAATACTACCATAGGATGTTTGGCCTATTGTAGATTGGGAGACAATAGTTATTGTTGGAGTTGTTGACCAATAATCTAATTGATACCCAGCAGCAAATGTTGCGCTAAAGTTACGGGTCTGACCGGCAGGATAATTACCGGTACCGGTCGTAGCTGTTACTCCTAGCTGCCCGCCATTGATAGATAAAAGAAACCCAGGAGTAGACGATGAGGGGGTTACTGTCGGGGTTACTGTCGGGGTTACTGTCGGGGTTACTGTCGGGGTAGGGGTCAGGGATAAGGAAGGTGTTACCGTAGGTGTAGGAGGCGGGGATAAGGAAGGGGTTACCGTAGGTGTAGGAGTCGGGGTAGGTGTTACAGTGGGTGTGGGGGTTACTGTCGGGGTAGGGGTAGGAGTGGGCGATGGGGTACAGTCAGAAACATATGACCAAGAACCAGTACCTGCGGATGATGGAGGTGTACCACCACTATCGTTTGTACAGAGTATATCCCCGTCATAAACGTTAATGGAAACTGTATTACCGTCACAAAGTGTTATAGTGAGTGGATCAAATCCAGAAGCGGTAGTAAATAGCCAATTTGTACAAGCCATTTTAGTTTAGCCCCTTAGTGCTTGTAAAAAATAATATTGCCATTGTTTATATTTACTCCCAGATTATAGAGAGCAATTGAGTATATGCTGGTGCTATATTGTTAACTGTGTTTCTAATGTTATTTTCTGCAATAGCCCGTACTGCTGGGTCTGCAATACTTGAATTCTTAATTTTTATGTTAAAATACGGAGATTTAGAACCAGGCATTCTATGTAAGAAAAACCTCTCGATTTCTTCTATATATCCTCTAACCGGCGCATCTACTATCCAGGAAAGATTATTAAATTGATTGTGTTGATAGCTCTTAGAAATAGCGCGTATATCAGAGTTATTTAAAGCTATATTATAAAAGCGTATATCTGCTATTTTGCCACTATATGTGTATGTTTCAGTAGTCTGTATCCACTCACTCAAAATACCGGTTTTAAAGCTACTTGTCCCTATATTTATTTGTGGGTTATTTTTATAATTGTATATACGATAAGAGATACCAGTTGTGGGGTTTGTGTATGTAGTTTGATTAACTATGTTACCATCTACATAAAGCTTTGCAGTATTAACTTCATTATATGTTAAGGCAAAATGATGCCAACCTACTGCTAGTCCGGATACACTGTAATTTAATGTATAATATATAGGAACCGGTACTGCTAGAGTAGAGTCTTTTACAACAAGTTTGGCTTTAATGCCTGGGGTGCTAATAGTTGGTTTAATGTACTTTCTTTGATAATCAAAACCAGTACAATCACCGCCAGGTAATAGCCCATTAATATAAAGCTTTTTAACTACATTACCATCAGTATCTACTTTATAAATAGTTTGAGTTCTACCGTCGAGTATTAAAGCATAATAAGAAATAGTATTATCTGTAGACTCTTGCGCAATAAAATTAATATTACGAATACTATATGGAGTTATAATACTATCACTAGTATTAATTTGTTTACTCCAAAGAATTTTACCGTCTGTATTGAGTTTGGCTAAAAAGTTAGTGTTGTAGGTAACCCAGAGGTTATCTTCTTGATCGCAATTAATACACTCAGGATTATTAACCCCTAATATAGGTATATTGTCTTTCGCTATATACCACGCAGTCGCCGATGTTGCAGAAGTACCATTACCATAAAGAGAAAATAATGTGTTGGTGCTAGTTATACAAGCTTCCGTGCCTTTCCATTGCTCATATCCACTTACTGCTGGCGCATATGTTACAGGTATATTGCTATTATAATATCTAGGCAAGCCTGAAAGATCTACTGTAAAATTATTATAAGCAGACAAAATAGCTGAATCAGACGAAGTAACTGAAGATACTAAACTTACTGTAGTAATACCCGAAGTAGCAGATAATACAAATTTATTATAAGTTACACTATTATTAGCTTTATGGTTTTTAAGTACTATGTAAGTATTACTAGTCGATGAGTCTTTATTAATTAAATATGCATTTACAATCTTACTCGCTGAAAATAATGAGGTGGTAGTTAAAGATATACCAGTTAAAGATATTTTACTCGTTAATAAATCATCTGGGTCAAACGTGGATAAATAATGCGGTCCTGAATTATCGATTACATGGTAACTTTCATCATAATTACCTTTTAATACAAATTCCGGGGTTGCATACGCGCTTAAAGCCGGGGTGTTACCCGCAGAAGAAAATGTGGTATATGTTTCGTAGTTTAATAATGTAAGATCTGCGTTAAATGTACGAACAGTACCTGCACTTAAAGCGTAGTCATAAGCCCCCACCGTAAAAAAGGGAGTTAAAATAGGGGTATTAACAAATATGCCCATACCACCACCGAAGTAGTTACCAAGTATTTGATCGCCTTTTAAATTGCTCCAGTCATTATTGTAAGCAAAAAATGATAAAGTATTACCTTTGTTATTAGAGAAATCTTGCTCATTAGTATTTAAATACCCATACGTATTGTTTATATTATAATAAGGGGTTTTTACAGTTATATCAATTGCAGAGTTACTATTAGTAAAAGAAGGAATCTTACCTGCGGATAAAAAATTTACTTTGTTAACTAAGTTAGGGCCCCATTCATTTATATGATACAGTAACCCTGAAAGGCTATCAACAGTACTTTCATTATCAGTATCTCCAATTCTATGATAATAATATAATACCCCAGGCTCCAGGGTTAACGCCGAAGGAGTATCCCATATTATATTGGGGTAATTATTTGTACTATTAGTTAATACAGCAGAAAGAGTCGTAATCGTAGTTAAATTAATACTAGTTATGTTTATATGCTTAGGATCATAATAACGATCTATCCAAACTGGTCTTGTAGTGGTATTTAAACTACCTTGAGAGTCGGTACCTGCTGACAACCAAGAACAAAAATACATACCATTTTGAGGTTTATTAGTACTATCCCCCCAGTTAGTGAAAGTTTTATAATTAGCTACTTTCTTAAATATTTTATCTGAACGAGCGGGAATAACATCAGCATATGCGCCATAATCAATTAAAGTAGAGGCCGATAATTTAAGAGTTTGTGTATCGTTAGGGTAATGAAAATATGTACTACCGTCTTTAAAGAAATTAATTTTAGCAGTAGAAGCATTATAACCTAAATATATTTTGTCGTGGCCGGCAGTTTCATTTAATCCGGTATATATTTTAGTATAAGAACGTAGAGGCACATCAAGTACTGCAGTCTGGTTATGCTCAGGAGAGTAATAGTTTTTTAATACTGCCGCATTAGCGCTTAAACTTTGAGTGTCTGCTGAAAGGGTCTTAAATGCAGAGCTAATAAGGTAATTATATTTTAAGCTGCCTGAGGTATTGCTTATGTCTAAAGAGTTATTTGTTTTATTATATTTTACTGAATCAGATTGACCAGTTTTTTGTAGTTCATAACCAAAATTTTCATTATTAAATCTAGTAGCTTTAAAAATATTAGTAGCGGGTACTGTTAAGTCATTAGGAGAAGCTGCAGTTAAAGTTGCAAAATTTAAGCTTTTATTTAACCATTTGCCCGACATAAGCGGGTTTAAAGTGAGTAAAGACAGAGAGGACCCGCTCAATATATAATAATAAGTATAGTAATTAGTATTAAGCAGAATTTCGTTACCTGAGATAGTATTAGTATTACTATTATTAATTAAATATAAATCAGTAGAGGTGCCATCAGTATTATTAACAGTGTAAAATATCTGTACTTTATTAGCAGAAGCCGGGAAATAAAAGTTAAATACAGTGGCAGAGTTTAAATTGGTAGTAGTGGAAATACTCGCGCCAGTATTAACCGGGTCAGTTACGTAAAGATAGCTACCATCGCTGTTTTGTAATAAAGAACCATACACGTATTGCGATGGGGAAGGAACAAAAACAGGATCAAAATAATCTTGAAGTTTAATACTATTAGTTAGTATTAATAATTGATCTTGATTAAGAGTTACATCTTTTGCGCTTAAAAGTGCTGGGGTGTTACTAAAGTTTAAAAGATCAAAGGTATATACCACACCACTATTAACGGATATATTATTATCATAACCGTAATCGAGTATAATAGGTGCAGCGCTAAGAATCATATAGTTATATTTAGTGAGAGGTTTAAATTATGGTAGTATAGTAATGGCGTCAGATTCTTTTATCTGTATATACGCAACATCTGGGTCCTGCGGGATTGCCCAAAGCTCTTGATCCCCATTAACAGGTTGTATACTGTGAACACCACGAATCGGCACAATAATACCATTAAGCGTGAGGCAGAATTTTTTTTCTTTCAAAGCAATTCTATTCGCTTGTATACTTTCGTGAATTTCGGTAAACGTTAACATAAAAGTTTAAAATTAACAGCTCACAGTACCGCCTGTAACGGTCTGGAAAGAGCTAACTGTATTAACACGCGCACATACTTCATCATATTGTCCTGGTATATAACCGCTAGACGATACTGAAATAACATTTCCAGCGCAACTAGTATAGGTATACGCTATAAGCCCCGTGTCGTTATCAGCGTAGATTTTATACAAATAGCAAGGTATTGGGGAAGGAGAGGGTGTAGGAGTTACGGTAGGAGTTATACTAGGTGTAGGAGACGGTGAAGATCCTGGAGTAGGGGCGGGAGTATTGCTAGGAGTAACAGAAGGTGTTACCGTGGGCGTTACAGAAGGAGTAACACTAGGGGTTGGTGGTACATAACAATCCCCAACTCGAGTCCACGAACCAAAATTACCAGGGTTAACAGGGAAAGGTTGCGATGCGTTCCAAAGGCAAAGCTGGTCGCCGCTATTTACGTTTTGCTGGGTCGCAGCGCCTTCGTTAACACAAAGGTAAACAGATAAATTATCAACACCTGCCGTAGTATAATACTCGTACGTATCGCATAACCCACTAGCCGGGGTAGGTGTAGGAGTTACTGTCGGGGTAGGTGTAGGGCTAGGCGGTGGTGGGGATAAAGAAGGAGTTACACTAGGTGTAACGGTAGGTGTTACTGTAGGTGTTACCGTAGGCGTAATAGTTATACTTGGAGTAATACTTGGAGTAATACTTGGAGTTATGGTAGGTGTTACAGTGGGTGTAACTGTAGGTGTAACTGTAGGCGTAATAGTTATACTTGGAGTAATACTTGGAGTAATACTTGGAGTTATGGTAGGTGTTACAGTGGGTGTAACTGTAGGTGTAACTGTAGGTGTTACTGTTGGTGTAATAGTTATACTAGGGGTAATCGTCGGAGTTACTGTCGGGGTTACCGTAGGAGTAGGTGTCGGGGTTTTTGTCGGGGTTACCGTAGGTGTTACGGTAACTGTAGGGGTAACGGTAGGCGTTACAGTAGGAGTAACGGTAACGGTAGGGGTAACGGTAGGTGTTACGGTAGGTGTTACGGTAGGTGTAACGGTAGGAGTAACGGTAACGGTAGGTGTAACAGTAGGAGTGACAGTAGGAGTAACAGTGGGGGTAGGTGTTACTGTAACACTAGGTGTTATCGACGGAGTAACTGACGGTACCGGAAGATTAGGCTCAACTGGTTTAAAGACAGCAGCAGAAACTATATCGGACGTATTAAATAGTATTATTTGACTAGCAGAAAGACTTGTAATTTTGCCTTCAGCAACTATTATTTGATTATTATAAGTGCTCCAAGCTCTACTTTTAATTAAATGTACTGTATTAAAAACACTGTCGCTACCAGCAGCTAATGGGGTTTTAGTTAACCAAGGACTTGAAGTATAAACATCAATAGTATATACCACTATTTCTAAGCTTGGAATAAGAGTAGCGGAGACTGTTATAGTGGTTATAGTTTGACCGGAAACCGAATTATAAAAAGTATAAGGAAAATTACTGCGGCTATCAACATTATTTGGATTTGCTAAAGCGGCAGCTAGAGAGTAGTATGTATACTGTTTAATATAACTAGCCCCGCCAGATAGCCCATAGGTAATATTACCTATAACATTAGTACCAACATCCATAGCGCTCGGCTGAAATACTATTGTAAATGGTGCCGTCCCGCTTATATTAGTAAGCGAGTTTCTTGCAGAAGTTGGAAATGTAAATGTGGTGACAGACATTACGCGTTTATTTTATAGTTAATAAGATTTACTTGCTGGCTTACTCCTGAAAAAGAAATAAAAGTGGTTAAGTAAAGTTTAGTATCTTCGTTATAGCAAAACACCGGCGCTTCCATATAACTTACATTAGAAAGCGGGTAAACATATTCAGTAAAATCAGTATCATTAGTTGGGTATATTCTTACCCGTTCCTGGGGATTATTAAGATCTAGTCTATACAATACTGGTATTATAAAGCTTGAAAGCCCGCTGGTACTGATAATAGAGGTACTAGTACCACTTAAAGTGGTAGAGAGTAATGTGCAAATAGTTATAAGCTTTTCATTCCCACTATACCAGTTACCGCCGTAATAAGTGTTAGCAGTAGGTCCAGGGATACCGTATATAGAGTTTAAGGTTTGAGTAGATAGGGCGTTACTGTTGGTATTGCCTATATTAAGAGCTTGAAAGTTTTGTAAAGATTGCTCAATAGTATAGTTATTGTAATTAAAAGTAATTTTTTCGTATAGTATAGAGCTTGATAGTTGTATTACTAAAGTATCAAAGAACACTTCAAAATTAATAATATTATTACCGGTTAATTGGCTATAATCAGTGATACTGTTTTTATGGGCATTATATATTAAATTTAATCCAGAAGGTGCAAGACTTATAGTATCATCAATAGTCTTAACCCATAACAAACCAGTTGCTGTGGTAGAGTCATATAAAGAGTGTGGGTTGGTTATAGTTTTATAAAGCGCATACTGATTACCAAATACATCAGTGTTCCAGGAATACAATTCTTTACCAGTAGTGGTTACTAATCCTTGTATCCGGGAAGCTAAATCAAAATACTTTTCAGGGGTTAATTTGGTAGCACTATTAGACTCCGTCCAAGTTTGTTTTTTATCCCCATGCCAAAATTCAAAATCATTACGGGCATTTACCACCCCGTTACTATCCGATTTTCTGGTCTCATATACTGATTGATACGGTAAGAACTTTTGAAAAGTATCTGTATTAATAATATTACCATTGTAATACTCAGATACATTACTAGCTTTGATCCAGTCTATGTTAATGAGGTGATCTATTACGTTCCCTTGGTCCTTTTGGGTTAATCCACGGCCTTTATTGAATCTCGTTGGTTCAATGAAGTGATATACTTCACCATTTTTTATTTGATCAGAATTAAATGTATAAGTTATATTTTTAGCAAGGTACTGAGAAGCACCTAAATTACTTGGTACAAAATACCCCCCTAACTGGGCACGGGTCATTAAATTAATGCCTTTATTAGAAATGCCTGCTACTGTAGGGTAATACCGATTAGATAGATTACTATATGGAGATAAAGCAGTTACACTAGCAGATACAATACCGCTATTGGTACCAGAAACAATATATACGTCATTAGCTAAATACTTTTGAGATAAGGTATTAAGATAAGAGTCTATCTGGCTTTGTGTAGTAGCGGTATCTACAACTGTGTTGCTGGTGGACATTACTACTATTATTTATCACCAGAACATCAACTGCCAACACTTTAAACTATTAAAGTAACAACCAACTTGTTCCATTACTATATACTGCTCTTACTACCGCGCCTGTTCCTGTGGGGGTAGTACCTAAACTTGTACCAGCAGCTTGATTTGCATCTGTAACAAATGCTATACCATATGCGTATGCGTTTGCGGCAGGTAAACCACTAACAATATAGCTTGCAAATATTGTTGGTGCAAATGCAGTTACTAAGAATCCTCTCATTATCTCTACATTTGCAGTAGTAGAGCTGGTAGCAATCATTACGGGTTTTGTAACGCTACCTGCAGTGGTGGGTTCTACTGATACTGCAGAACCTGCTACGGTGTCTGATAGAAAATAAACTTGACTATCGACTAGCCCTGTAAACCCTGTAATCGGGCCAGAATATATTACGGTAAAATTAGCTCCTGTAGCTGATTGTACTACCCCAACTACTTCAGCGTTTGCAGCTGAATCAGCTTGAGCAAGGGCCCATCCACCAGAAGTTTTTTTAATTATATTACCAGCAGTAAATGAATTACCATAGGTAACTGTTTCTTTTGCGCCAGCGCCACTATAACCTGATGTACTTGAGTACCCTGAAATACCAGAATACCCGGAAATGCCAGAATACCCGGAAATGCCAGAATACCCGGAAATGCCAGAATACCCTGAAATGCTTGAGTAACCAGATATACCTGAGTAACCAGACGTGCTTGAGTAACCAGAAATGCCTGAATAACCTGAGTAACCAGAATAACCTGAAATACCAGAGTAACCAGAATACCCTGAAATGCCTGAATATCCTGATGCCGCTCCTGCTCCAGCTATACCTGAATAGCCTGAAATGCCTGAGTAGCCAGATGTACTTGAGTAACCAGATATACCGGAATATCCTGAGTAGCTAGAATATCCTGAAATGCCGGAGTACCCAGAAATACCTGAGTAGCCTGAGTAACCAGAAATACCGCTATAGCCAGAAATGCCTGAGTAACCAGAAATACCTGAGTAGCCAGAATACCCCGAGTAACCTGAATAACCTGATTTACCGGAAAAACCTGATATGCCGGAAAAACCTGAGGTACCAGAGTAACCTGATATACCTGAATATCCTGAATAACCTGAAATGCCGGAGTAACCAGAATAACCTGAGGCGGCCGTCGCGCCGGTCGGTCCGGAGTAGCCTGAGTAACCAGAATACCCTGAAATACCTGAGTAACCAGATCTTCCGGAAATACCTGAACCAGAATACCCTGATGGGCCGCTATACCCACTAGGCCCTGAGTAGCCAGATGTGCCGGCACCGGTCGGTCCGGAGTAGCCTGAATAACCAGACCATCCTGAATAACCAGAGTAACCAGAACCGGGCCCAGAGGCGCCACTATACCCGGATGAACCGGAAGATCCAGAGTACCCGCTGACCGCGGGCGGTACTATCATATTGGAGCTTATTTTTACTAGAGCCATATTTTAATAACGTTTAACCACCACAATTATACCATTAAAAGGCGGCGCTTCACTGAACAAAATATTCTGGTTTGTAGAGCTTATAGTATAGCTACTATCGGGAGCTTGTATAATACCTTCAACACTAACTTGATAGTCGCTCGCCGTCGATGAAGTTATATTGCTTAACGTAAATGTAGTAGTCGAGCCATCTCCTGTAAAGGTAAAATATGTGGGTAGTGTTGTAGCCATTGAGATTGAATTAGTTGTTGCTACTGATTGTATCACGTTAGCTATTAAGTACTCCTCAGGAATACTATATGAGCCAGCAGAATAAAGAGCTTCAGGAATCCCTGTAGCTATAGTAGCATAGTTACTTATCGGAACTGATGGGTCTCTATCGAAGTAATTGCTGGTATCATATACTTCTTCAATTTGTATATTAAAGATACTTGAAATGGTGCTTAGGTACGGTAAAGACTCTAATATATCTGGTTTTGTTATAATAAAACTAGTGATAATACCGTCAGGGGTTATCTTACGAGTGAAAGCAGTTAAAATATAGTTATAAAACAAACGCTCTAAAGAAGTACTTGTGCCGGTTAAATTATTTTTTAATTTACTATAATACACACTATTACGTTTATTAGCTATATATACTGCTATGTCTTTTAACCGGCGCGCATAACCGACAATAACTGATTGCAGGCTTACGCTATCTTCAATTTCAACATTTTCAAATAATTCCTTTTCGCTTGCAGTACGAGCCGTAACACCGAGAGTTTTTAAAAATGTTTTATAATAGTCTTTTACATAATTTATAGATACAACATTTGCCACATCTCTATTTGTGTACCAACCTTTTAAATATGCGTTGTATTGACTGGTTAAATCTCCTGGGGGTATATTTGAATTACGTGCTTTCCAGTTCTGAAAATTATACGGTGCATTAATATCCCTTGCACCACTTAAACTAGTGGTGTTGGTTAATGTGTTTATTGTGTTAAATACAGCCATTTTTATTTAATTAAGCCCAATCCTTTGTGAATATAGTAGTTAAAAATAGTTTCTAGAGTGCCTCCATCTCTAACCCACTCATTATGGGCAGACGCACTCTCTGTTAAGGTGGTGTAAGGATCGTCCCAATTGACCAAGCCTTCAACTTGTTGGTTGTCTACAACATCATTATAAACGAAAAATCTATAGTTGTTTATAACAGGGGTTGTTAACCCGCACCCAAAAAACGCACTTAACGGGTATATATTAAGAGGATACGTCAAGGCACTTGCTGGGGAACCCCAATTAGTAAACGGCAAGTTTCGAGCTGTTATAGAACTATATGAATTAATAGCTGGTACCTCTATTAATTCATAATTTTCAGTATTAAAAATATCATTAACTACTATTTTTTGTCCAGCAGTAACGACTGTCGTATTGATATTATATGGCGTAAGTTCTCTTCCTAAATTAATATGTCCAGTTGTTGCAGCAAAATTACGGCTAAATAAAGACCGTGCACCCCACACAACGCTCTGCTGGGTAGAGTATAAGTCTACCACTCTACTTAACGTGGGTGGTATGTCATAATCAAAGTTGTCGAGCTCGAGCCCTAAAGACCGTGTTAAAGAATAAAATTGAGATATATTAGCTTTAGATAGATCTACATTGTTAGGAACAAAATTAGCTATTTTTTCAAACACAATACCACCAAACGTATCTTCAGAAGTAGCGCTTATACCTGCAATAGCGGGCAAATACGTATCGAAAAATACTTCATTTTGATTTATAGTGGTCTGCAAAGCGTATTTTTTTAATTGTGCTCCATAATCAAAGCCTTGATTAAATTTACGTGCAAAATATGTATTTTCAAAGTTTACCACATTAAATTCGTTACTAGTGCCTTGAATACGTTTACTATTTAATATGCTAGATTGTGCAATTGAAGAAATAGGATTATAACCGGTTGATGAAAGCGGAATCATATCGTTTACAGACGGTACCACATCTTGAGACCATGCTGATAATACAAATGCGCCAGTAGTGTATGGTGTGAAAGTACCGATGTAATATCCCCCCGTGTTTCTATTTAAAGCATCGTATTGATATATAGTGTAAGTTAAAGCATTAAAATAAGCAGGTACAGTGCTTATATTAAATGTTGCACTAACCGTCACGGAGCTTAGGCTTGATACTATTTCTGCCAAATAATTATTGGCAGTAGTGATAGGGAAGTTTAATAAAACTTTATTTGATATAAATTCTGCTGCTGCAGTGCCGCCTATTACATAAGCAGTTCCATTACCCGTTCCGGCGCCTGTTGCTACAAAAGTCGTTCCGACATTATTAGCTGATGCGCCAATGGATATAAAATTGGTATTTCCTATAGTTGCTACTGTATAACTATCTCCAATAATAAACTCTCCGGCAGTATTTAAATTATAAGCACTATTTATAGTAGTTGCAAACCTACTTTCAACTCGAGGCCAGTATGTTTCATAAAACGGTACCTTACCGTTTAAATTAATCCCTATATGATCTGCAGTTAAACTCTGTACATAATAAAAAGATGAAAGACTGACTAATGTGTTAGAATAAGAAAATACATTATTATAACTATATTCTTGGGGATTAATTATGTTATTAGTATTCAGGTTAACCCAAATCGTTGTAGGATTAGCGGATACTAAAGCTGATGCGCTGTTATATATCATAGATGGCATATCATCTATATAATAAAATTGAAAACTTCCTGATAACCCTACTACAGTACCACCGGAAACAGAAGGCACCCCAGAAGAAAGTATTCTATACTCCGTACTACTAAGTGGAATATACTCATTCATAACAAACCCATCATCTAGTGGACTAGCTGATACGGTAGTAAATCTCCAGCGAGGTCTTAAATTTGCTAACTGACTAGGAGGAACCTCAGTATAGGGCTGGGAGAGAGAACCTTCAGAGTAAAAAGTAAATTTTATACTCTCATTATCTTTTATGTTAGTAGTATAATAATTTACAGTGAGTGGTACGGGCCCACTGGAAATAACACCAGACTTACAGGATTGATATCCGTAAAAGCATGCTCCAGCTGATACACTACCAACCATAATATCGTTCCAAGACTTATTGTAGTAACCACTTACCCCGTAATTCCAAGATAAATTATCAGATAAATAATTTGTATCAGGGAGGGTGGAAAGGTAATCTACAACCTTGACTACAGTTGAAAAAGTGCGCCCACTTAAAGTCGGTACACTAGCTGATAAAGAGCTATATAAAGCTACTTTTATTTCATACTGTCCTGGCCAGTTATATATGTGAGATGGAGAGAACTCTTTACTATACGTACCATCTCCAAACCACCACACAATATCATATAAAGATGTTATTGCAGATTTTGTGGCACTAGTTGAGTAATTTAAAGAACATGTAAACGGTGTGGCTAAAGTAAACCCTGAAACATTATTAACTAAGGTGGCGGAAGCCCCGGTAACAGTAGAAGAAAACGTAGACCCATAAACTGTAAACCCGTATATGTCTTGTGGTGTGATATCCATTTTAACTTTTAATTAAAAGTTTACTATAGAAGTATTTCTAGTAACTTCTAACTCAACAACCACTCTTGTCATAAGCTCATCAATATTATCTAGATATACCGCCTCAAAATTTCTTAGCGTGAAGTTTTTGGTGGTTGATATAATGTCATTTACAGGATATGAAGGGTTGTATACAATAAGAGATAAACCATTAGTTGATTGATCTTGATTGGTGGTAGTAACTTGTTTTACTCCATCAAGAGCTAAAATGCTACCAGTTATATCAGTAAGATTAACCGTAAATCCTAAAGTTATATTAATAGGATTAAAATAAGTTTCAAAAATGTTTTTTACCCTGTCTTTTATAACGCTTTCTGGTATTTTTGAGTTTCTTAATAAAGTAACTACCAATCGAGAATTAGTAATATCGGTTAGATCTACTGCGTCTTTACCTAGCCCCATAGTAACAGCTTTATAAACTGGATCCATTATAATTAATTCTGAAGTTAAAGTTTTTTTATCACTTACAGACGAGATAATTAATTGTTTTTGAGCTGGAGTTAAATAATTTACGTAGTTGTTTGTAATTAACTTAGTTGCTTTAGGTAAAACATAAACATAAACATTATTAAAGTTACATGCGTCAGCAAACGCCATTTGATTATAAAGTACTCTATAATCTTGTCCCGGATTAGTTAAACCTATGTCGTAAAGATATTTTAAATGGCCGTTAGTATATTCATTATTATTAAGAGTTTTAACATCGTTAATAATATTTGCAAAAGAATTTTTAATAAAAGATTCGTAATCGGCTGCGGTAACCACTCTAAACTGAGATCTAAATGTAGCAGGAGCGTTTGCGCGTATACTATTTACACTCTCTGCTTCAGTATATGCAGTAGAAATGTTGCTGTTTGCAAATTGCAGATATAATATATTAGTATCATTAAGCAAAATTAAATCTGGACTTATAACATCTTGTTTAATTATATTAAACTGTCCGGTAGAATATAAAATTGCGGGCTGGCCATCAATCGCGCCACTGCCTACTTCTCCAGCTGTTCCAAGAGATTGCAAATAATATACTGACACAATATCTCCTACAGTTAATTGCGCGCCGTTAATATTATCGCCAAATTTAATTTCGTAATTTTTATTGCCGTTTAAACGTATTTCAAACTTTTGAGAAGTAGAGTTTTCAAGATAAAGGGACTCAGAACGAGCCCACTTCGACCATTTTCCGCTATTAATACTTTTTACGTAAACATCTACATTAAAATGATCTATAATAGTATCTTCCCCTGGTACAAGAAACACTATTTCATTAGCTTCACCGCGTGCTGTATAAAGCGGATATTCTATATAAGTGCCCTGATATAAAAGATATTGGTCTCCTACCTTTGTTAAATACTCTGCACCGTTTTGTACTGTTTTTGTAAACGTTATATCCGTGTTAAACGAGTATGTAGCATTACCAACTCTTACAAAAGTATAGCGTGGTATTGTATAGGTGCCATATTCAAGGGCAGCCGTAGCTGATGTAGAAAAAGAAAGTGTAGAGGTTTGGGAACCTACAGGGGAGTAGTTAATAAGACTTACTATACGATTAATATTTTCATAAATCTGGGACTCACTGAACATAGATTCAGTTGAAGTCTGATTAAGATAATACATTAAAGTGTGGAAGGAATAAGCAATAATATTATTAATAGCAGCAATATTGGATCCTTCGAAATATTGATCAGTAAATAACCCACTATCGGTAAGTCGTTGCCGTATAAAATCTCTCAGAGATACAGCATCAAAAGCAACATACTCGTTCTTTTTTATATCTAAATTAAGACTGTCAGTTGTATTACTTGTTGCCATATATTATAAGAGATTAAATCCGTTTTTTGTAAGAGCGCCGGCGATGCTAATACTGCTGTTTAATGTGGGCACAATCATATTTAATGTTACTGTATACATTTGCTCGTCTATATTTACTTCTACATTAATACCTTGTATAGTTACGCGTGGTTCATACACTTTAATGCCTTTAAAGATTCTATCCCCTATAAGTTGAGCTATAACATCAGAAGCTGGCTCAAACAAATACTGAAGCAAATTTAACCCATAATCTGGATTTAATAAGTTTTGTCCAGGCATAGTATTAAATAAAGTTACAATTGAGTTGTTTATAGCAGCTAAATCATAGTCTGAAGTAACATCTCTTTTAACAGGGGAGCTGAAGTCTAAATGAAGGTCTGAGTAAATGTGGTTATCGGTGGTAATCCGAAAACTTGGGGCTAATGTATTAAAGACGAGGCTTGCCATGATTAAATACTTAGCATTACAAGCCAGTTTCCGGACTGTACTTATTATTGCTTTGGTTTAAAAGTTGTTAGTTAACTCCCGTGATAATAGGCAGCTTTTACTAAATATAAAGATATGAGTCACTTTAAATCAGTCTTTTTGCCTTTGTATGAAACTATATACGATCGTTATAAGCAAGGCGCAGGTTTCTTACAGGGCGATGTTGTTAAGCTTAAATCTAATTATAAATCAGTTAAGGGATATGAAGACTTAGCTGCGATGATACAACAGCGCTTAGAAGATATAAGCAAATCTGGTTATAATTTACGGATAGGCAAATTACACACCCCTAATAACAATGCTGGGGCATTGGGTATAAACACTGGTATGCCAGCTACTCATGTTGATCTCTACCAAGAGCCATCCCCTGGTTCATATGGTAATTTAGTAACTATTCCTATTGGTTTAATAAAAGTAATTGATACCGGAGTGAGTTTACCCCCTGTCTCAGCCAAGAGTGAGCGAGCTAATAAAGACTATATTAAGCCTGGTAAATGGGAAGCTAATAAAGACGAACCAGAAACGAAAGAGCAGAATCGTTCAGGCTACGAGCAGAATTGGATCAAAAAAGGCGATTATAAACTCGCTGAAAAGAATGTAAAGCCTTCTGTAGGGGGTAACAAGTATAATGATGAAAAACCTTCAAACTTTAAGCCACTTAAAGGCAATAAAAAATTAACGAAAGAATCAGTTGTGGCTCTCGAGGGGCTTTATATGCAAATGATTACTGAAGACGCAACTAACGATGTAGATTCCCAAGAGTATCCAGTACTAGAATCTAATAAATCTAAAGTAAAAGCAGAGTGCTGGAATGAAGAAACTAATTCTGTTGTACCAGAGTGTATGTACGAGGATGGTTCTATAAAGCCTGGGTGCTATAAAGAACAAGTAAATGAAGCACCGCCTGTAGAGATTGAAGAATTACAGCAATCAAGAAGAGAAATGAGCCAAGAGGAATTTATAGACAAATATGAAGAAGTAATTGATACATTCGCTAATTCCTTTATAGAAAACGATAGCTTAGATGAGCACACGGCCCGCTTACAGGCTATGCATACTGTGGCAGATATGAAAGGTATAAAAGTACTCGACTTAGAGCCCGTTTAAATTAATTAAGCACGAAAAGAAGTTAATTTCTTGATCCATCACTAGAGCGCTTCTATACAAAGATTCAGAGACTTGCAGTAATGCAAGTCTTTTTTTATCTTCAGGTAAAGAGCTCTTATAAACTGCATTAAACAAGTCTTTAAGTAATTTAGGGTAATCATTACCGAATACTTGCTCACTCTCAATAACAAACTTACGTAGAGACATTAAGTCGTCTTTAGAAGATAGCTTCTCCAGGATGTCCTGTGCGAATCCCTCATTATTAATGGTGACTTGTAAATTGAGTGTACTATCAATAACACTACGTTGTATGTAGTTAATAATCCGTCTAAGGTCGGGATAATAGTACCGGATAACCTCTTTAATACGGTCTACTTGATCTGCTGCTACCTTTACATTCTCTTGCTGTAAAATATACACTATACGTCTAGCATACTCTTTAATAGGAGGAGTAAAATCAGTAAAGACCTGACACCGTGATTGAATAGGCTGAATAATACGATGTAGATAATTACCAGTAAGAATAAACCGGGTATTACCCGCATACTCTTCCATAACATTACGTAATGCTCTTTGACCAGCATCGGTAAAGTTATCGAATTCATCTAAGAAGATAACTTTAAGTTTACCGTCAAGACTCTTAGTTTGAGCAAACGTAAGAATAGAAGTACGTACTTCATCAATACCGTTCTTCTCACTAGCATTAATATAAAGGTATTGAGCGTCTAATATCTCATTAACGATTACTTTAGCTAGAGTGGTTTTACCCGTACCCGCATTACCTACTAGTAATAGGTTAGGTATCTCTTGTTTACGTCTGCACTCTTCTACAAACGTACGAAGGGTATCAGAGAGAACCATATCGGCTAGCTTAGTAGGCCGGTACTTCTCTACCCAAATACTTTGAAGCTGATCGCTAATTGTCATTACTCAAGCCGTACCGAATCGATTATCATAAATGACTTCACTAGCGCGCTCTAAAACTTTATCAGACGAGCCAAAACCTTTTTCTCCCCGCTTTGACTCACTTACCTCTATAGCAAACTCAATATTAGCTTGAATGAGAGGGTAGAGAATAAGCTGAGCTACTTTATCACCAGCATTAAAGGTTTGATCTTCTGTGCCGAAGTTATAAAGCTTAACGCCCATGTCTCCGCGATATGGATTATCAATAATACCAAAATGAGGAAAGATATGCTTTTTAAAGCCGACCCCGGAACGCCCTTCAACACGGAACCAGTAACCAGGAGTTACATATGCGAGTTTAAGTCCAACAGGCACTACCGCATAACCTTTAGCAGGCACTATAGTCGTCTCAACAGCAGTAACATCCAATCCAGAGTCTCCAGTATAAGGATCGTTATGGTTGTACTTAGGTAGTACTGCCAGCTCATGCGTTTTTACGAATTTAAGAGTTACAGGGAACATAGTTTTATATTAACCCCTTAACAAAGTTTGTCCACCGAAGTTATTGTTATTCTCGTTTACCCCAATAGCTTTATTGGATGAAAGCCAGCTGATAAGTTGTGCTACCTTATCGGCGGCGATAATAAATGTGCCGTGTCCTTGTACAGTTACGATTACTTCTTTCATAGTAGGTTTATAATATACTCTGCTCTTGAAAAAGCCATGCCTAGTATAAATATTTTAGTGAATATCCCCCCAGTGTCTGGCAATCCGGATAACAATGCCAATATTATAGATTCTATTGATGCGTTTATTGCCGGTTTAAATCCGCCAGCTGGAACTACTGTAGCTACATCGGTAGTAACTAAAACAGTAGGGGCTCCTGCTAATAATAGTGTGCCTGTAGTTCCTCCAAAAACAGATGAGGAGATGAAAGACTTTGTATTAAAGCATTCAGCTGAATTAGTAGAAAGTAGTGTTAAGAGTATAATAGAGTTACAGAAAATTACTGTAGCTACCGGAGACCCGGAAATGATGGCAGGGTTAGCGAGTTTAATTGCAGCAAGTACTGGTGCAATCGAGACTGTTAACAAGCTGCATTTATTAAATAAAAAAGCAGAAAACACTCGCGAGCTTAAAAAGCTTGAACTTGAAAGCCGTAAAGAGTTACAACAACTTAAGAATGATGGGTATCTTAATTTACCTTCAGCTAATACTAATATATTAGTAGCTACTAGAGAAGAGATTATAACTCAGCTAACTGGTAAGGCTAAAGCTAGAGCAATAGAGGGTACTATTGAGGTGGTGACTCTCTCAGCAACTGAGCAGATAGTTGCGCCTTATGTTTTACCGCAGCACTGATTGTAGTGCGGTGAGAGTTCCATAACACGGCTACTATCATTAAGCCGACTACTGAGCCTATTACCCACATAGGAACCATTATAGCTACATACGCAAGACCAAAAGCGGCTAAGCACACTCCAAAGAACGTTACACTCTTTAAAAGCACCCCAAGGATTAAAAAGAGTATTCCTACGCCCACTAATGCTTTAATCATATATCCAAGCATTTCTTGTCTTTGAGCTTCTCGAGCTAGTTTAACTTTGTCAGCAGTATCCTTTTCAATACGCAGAACTTCAGCTTTCCTATCAGCTTCTAACCTTTCAATAGTTTGTTTATTAGCAACTCTTAAAGCATCTTTTTCTTTCTCTTTAATTAAGATAAGAGCTTCAGCTGCATCTAAAGCGGCTTTCTGTTTAATTGCTAGATCAATATTTGCTTTGTACTTTATATAAAGCTCATCAATAGTCTTGGTCTTCTCTACATCTAGTTCGTCTTTAATTTTTTCTTTTTGTTCTTCTGTAAGCTTGTCTCCCCGGAGCATAATTTCTTTAGAGCGTAAATGAGCAATAGTAGTATTAATATCTATTTTTTTCTTTTCTTGAGTTATTTCATATATACCATAGTTTAACTGACTGATTACATTAAAGTTCTCATTATCTTTTTTGGTTTTATCATCATAGACTTTTTGCAAATCTTCTCTAAATTTAGCATAATCTAATTCCATTTTTTTGCGGGCTTCTTCTACTTTTTTATCCGCATCGGTTATTTGTTTAACATTTTCATTTACCTTTTGTGCTGCGACTACTGAGCCAGTACTACCGTTAGCTAGACTCTTCCATTGTTCAGGCCACTTCACGTTAGGAAACATCGAACAACCAGTGAGTAAAAGACATATTAAACTTAGATATACATAACGCATAACTATATTTACCTAGGTATCAGTTTTTCTGTAGTAATTAATAATTTTCTGAAGATCAGGCCGACAGAGTTCGCACTTTTTAGCGCAACACATGTACCTCTGAAGATGCTCTATAGTGTTAATGCTCTTTATGTTAAGGATTAATGAGCATACTTCGCTATAAGACACATTATAGCACACACAATAGGTACCTACTAACTGTTTTTTAAGGGCGTCGTCCATTTAATACAAATACATTTACATATACCCTTCGTAGTAATGTATTGTATTCTCTTTCAGAGTAACAAAAATGCCGGTCTCCCCACACGTCATAATAACCGTAAGGGTCATTAGGATAGCGTGTGAGTAAAGAGTTTAAATCGGTTATATTAAACATGCTCCACCTGCACATGCTTGACCTGCTAATGTAGTTGCATCAACGAATGTCTCGTTTATTTCTTTAACATCGCCCCACTCAATAATTTTATGAGTGCGTTTAATATCAAGCCATTTCTTCCAAAGTTGTACATGCTTCAGACAGTAAGTCATTTTACGAATATCCCCCTCGAAGTAACGTTCTGCAAATTGAGTGGCTCTACGTACGAACTCTTTTTTATCTTCTTGGCCTGCGTTATTGTAATTCTCTCTATGAAAGAGTACTGCGCTTGAAGCATCCCAAAGATTGTCATTAAATGCTCTTAGACCGTCAACAATAAGACCTGAGGCTAGAATAGCAGCATCCCCATAGGTCTCGGCAATTTCTTTTGCATTTAAAATAGTGCAAAGCGGAGCCTGAACATAGTCTAGATCTCCTGAGGAGGATAGTAAAGATATACCAGCAAACCACTGACGGTTCCTATAGATATAATCTCTTACCTCGTCCCATTCCTCGGGGCGTACTGTAATAGTATTACTCACATTATGACGTAGCTCAGGCATTGCACAAAGGTCTTTATTAGTGCCAGACTCTACCCAATTTTGTTGAGTAAGTTTAACTTTGTCGAGTAGCTCAACCGCACTTAAATGGTTCTTTACAATAGCACCTTTAGGCACCTCGCAAAGGAATGTAACTACTACGTCTGTACCAGAAGCACTCCAAGCAGACTTTTCTACTGCTTCTGGATTAGTTTGCTTATAGATCTGAGCAGGAAATTCATTACGGTTCGCCTGAACTCGACGCATATAACGATGAGCATGATGAGGATGAACTCCACTAGCAGTGCCTAGAACACAGGATGTAGTACCGGCAGGCTTTACACAGGTTGTACGCGCTGCAGGGTTAATACCGATAAGCTTGGCGATCTTTTTGTTCATCTTCTTGATCTCCTGTGCGCCTTTGCGTTGAATATCTGGAGCAAGAAGAATATCAGGGTTATCCATAATACCAGTAATCGAACAACCGAGAAGAGCTTCTCTTTCAGTAATCTCTTTGGTTTCCTTACTGACATACTTAAAATTACTATAACCAGCTTGCATCGTTCCAATTACTGCTGAGGCGCGACATGCTTGTAAAAACTTCTCTTCAGTGTCGCAATAGCGGCCATTAATCTCAGTGAGATTACAGAACTGCCAGCCAGAGCGTCCATCCTCGGTTTGGGGGTATAGACCAATTTCTACGCAAGGATTATAGCCGCAGTCCTCAGAATCGGCAAAAACGAATCCAGGCTCTCCGAATTGCTTGGTCGATTCAATTAACGCATCAAACTCTGCCTTGGTGACATCTTTCTTTACGAGTAACACAGAGTTATTTGAACGACCGCGTTGTGGATTCTCCTCGAACCAGTTGCCTGTTTTAGCTGCTAGCATTTCAGCATCGTCTTTACTAAACAAGCAAATAGTAGCAGAACGACGCACACCACCTGATAGAACCGCGTTACTGCAATGCATAATGATATCATACACATCAATAGGGCGTAGTTCAGTAACATCTTTATTTTGAAGACGACTTGTAATAACTTTACGTGCGCGGTTAAGAGAGTCAGCTAATCCATTAGGGCCTGGGGCCTTAAATTGACCAGCAATTAATGCTCCTTCAGGTCTGATATTTGAGAAATCGAATTCAATGTCATACCCGAAATAATCAGGCATGGTGGGCTTTAAGAAAAAAGAAGACATTAACACGCCAACACAGTCGGCCCAGCCCTCAATACTATCTTCAGGCTTATATACCTTTTTACCTTTTGTAGTCGCAGCAACTTTAGGTAATTTTTTAACATGTTTATGCTGTACACTAAATCCAACACCGCACCCGCAGAGTAATAAATACATTGCCTCTTGGAATGCAGCGGGGCGATCAATATATCCAAAGGAACAGTTATATACCTTTGCGTTATGCTTGAAGATTGGGTCTCCACCAAACTGAAGGAGTCGTTGAGCACCTAAAACTCTTTTTTTCCGTACTTGGAGCTTAGCGAATTCAAATTCTTTCTTAAACTCGTCATTTTTTAAAGCTTCTGCATATTGAGTAGCATGCATATCAAATACTCTTTCTACCATTTCGTCCCAGGTTTCGCGCCGTTGCTTTTCGGGCAAATACTTTGCATACTTTGCGTATGTGGTGTAGTCAGATAGTGCTTTTAAACTCATAGGAATATTATTTATATATTATACGGGCAAAATATAATTTTTCCCGCAATAAAAAAAAGTTATAAGGGCCCGTCTACTTGTTGGTGTTATACAAGTTGAGTTTTTTTACTATAAATTTTACAATTTCGCTTCTTACGATATCTTCTTCAGTAAGATAAAAGACATGTACCCCATGTTGACGGCTAAGGTCGTCATTAAAAATATTGCACATTTTATCAAAGCCGGATTTACCATTTATATCTGATTGCATAGGGTCGCCACATATAAAAAGCTTACTAAAATGCCCTACCCGAGTTAAGAGAGTGGTAAGTTCTTTCTGAGAAGAGTTTTGGGCCTCATCCATAATAATACCTTTAGCATTCCAACTTAATCCTCTAAGATAGCCAGTGGGCTTACCTTGAATACGTTTCTCTTTTTGAAGGTTGTTTATATCGGATGTATCCAACATCTCTTCGAGTTTCTCCATTAATGGCTCTAGATAGGGAGAAAGTTTTTCTGTCGCGTCCCCTGGAAGAAATCCCATTTTATTATCACTACTTTCTACTATACTACGGATATAAATTAAATCACTTACCTTTTTTAAATTCATTAACTCTAGTACAGCAAGAGTTGCGAGAAAACTCTTACTACTACCGGAAGGCCCTGAGAGGAATACTATCTTAGTGTTATTATCTAAGGCTATTCCAAGAAATTCTTTTTGACGGATTGTTAAATCCGGTCGCTGCTTTATTAAAATCGGTCTGTTTAGTTTTTCGTTTTGGTGTACTATAAGACTAGTGTCTTTAGTAGGATGTTGAGAGTTAAGTTTAGACGGACGCTTTTTTTTGCTCATCTAATAATACTTACAAGAGTCATAAATATAATATATGCTATTTAATAACTTTGATACAAAGGTGCAATCTCTATTAAAAGAGTTCACTGAGACATTTCCGGTAGAAGTACAGGAAAAGAAAGGTGCGCGTTGTACTAAAGTTACGGGCCAGACATCTTCTACCCGAGCAGATAAAAAATATATGCGTTGTGCGCGGGTGGGCGGAACGCTGAAAAGAGTACACTACGGGGATCCAAACTTACGCATTAAGAAATCAAACCCTGTACGGCGCAAATCTTTCAGGGCTCGCCATAAGTGTGCTACCGCTAAACCAGGTACGGCAAAGTATTTTAGCTGTAAGAACTGGTAATGCGTTAAAAATAAACAAAAAAACCCTAGTATTGCTACTAGGGTTTGTAAACTAACTATGGATACTTTTATCCGGATTTTACAAGAACACTGATTGTGTACCTGGGACGAAGCTTGTGCCGAGACCAGTTACGATAATCAAGTGGTAGTACAGATTTGCACCGAAGATATGATCGATGACACCATAACGGGTCATTAAACCAACTCTTGGAGCAAAGTCATTAGGTCCGATTGTGCGTTGTACCATTACAGGGATGTAAGGGCAATACACGATACCGGTATCATAATACTCTGTACCCTTATAACCTAGAAGAGCATATTCAAGGACTGCAGCGCGAGTGCCGACTTGATATTGTGCTTCTGTGCGGGTATCACGGTAAACATTAAAACGACCGCCAACGGTACCAACTTTCGCGATACCAACTGGTTGTGTGTTTACGTTTCCTTGTACTGAGAACCATTGGAACTCAGGTAGCATTTCTAACATTGCGCAGACGCGAGGAGTAGCAACGATGAAGTTAGCTGCACCACGACGGTTGCGGATAGCAACGCGATTAGCTTCAACGATAATCTTGGCATAGAAGTCACGATTACGTTCACCTAACCAACGGCCATCAGCTGAAACTGGTGACCAGACTGAATATCCTGCACCAAAGCCAGCATTGATTGCTACTTGGCACATACGGATAATCATTTCGCGGTCGATTTCAGCTTGAATTTCATAACTCATAGCATTGGTGAGTTCGTTATCGATATCGATACCGTTCATGTTCTTGAGATCTTGCTCAAGTTCTACTGACCAACGAGCTGCTAATCTACGGGTACCAGCTTCTACAGCTGTCTTTTCGAAAGCAACAACCATTTGTGGGATGTTACTTGAAAGTTCAAAGTTCGCTAAAAGATTAGCTACACCTTGATCGTTACCTGGGATTGTGAAGAGCTCTGCGCCTGTTGCACCTGTAGCACCACCTGATAACCAGCTCGCGGATGTACCGGTAAAGCGGGTATTGAGGTAGTTATAACCGGCCTCAACGCCGTCTGTTGGTACTGTCCAGCCCTGTGGGGTATTGGAAGTAGCACCGTAAGCGCCGTCTGGGCTTG